TAATACTGCGTATGCCGCAAATCCAACCGTTATACTTGAAGTATTTGTATATTGAGGAGCAGCAGCACCTTGGCTAACTAATAGTTGACCAGCAGTGCCTGGGCCTGTAAAGTAAGGACCATTGATGCCATCGCTCATTAATAGCTGTCCGGCGGTTCCTGGACCAAAGAAGCTAGTTGCTCCGGGGGCTGTTTGATAAGGAATTTGTCCGGCAGTTCCAATAAGCAAATTCTTTGCAAACCCTACTCTAATAGATGATGTATTAGTATAAACAGGAGCAGCAGCACCTTGACTAACTAATAGTTGTCCAAGTGTACCTGGACCAAAGAAGCTAGTTGCTCCAACTCCACTTTGATAAGGAACTTGTCCAAGCGTACCGTTTGCTAAATTAGTAGCAGTAGTAGCTGAAACGGCCGCCGGTGCAGCAGGCGGAGACCATGCTGCTGTAGTACCGTTTGATGTTAATACATATCCGTTTGTACCTATATTAACAAACGTTGTAATTCCAGGTTCGCTTTGTATAGGAATACTACCTGCTGCGCCATTTGCAAGATTAGTTGCAGTAGTTATACCTGTAATTGCACTAATAGAAGTCCAAGTTGGAACAGATCCTGTTCCATGCGTTTGTAATATTTGACCATCAACTCCTGCCGCTAAAAACGCAGTTGCGCCTGGACTAGACTGATAAACAATGGACATACTAGTACCATTTGCAAGATTAGTTGCAGTAGTTATACCTGTAATTGCACTAATAGCAGTCCATGTAGGCGATCCAGATCCACCACTTGTTAATACTTGTCCTGTAGAACCCACTGCTGTGAATCCTGTTTTACCTGCTGATGTTTGGTATGGAATTTTTCCAGGCAATCCACCGGCTAAATTAGTAGCGGTAGTTGCAGTATCTGATGCGCCACCACCACCGCCACCAGTTGCTGCTGCCCAATACGGAGCAGTACCTCCAGGATTAACAGTTAGTACTTCACCTGGTGATCCAAGTACTAATTTTCCAGTTGAATTTGCTGCTGTTTGAAATAATACACTTCCAACAGCACCGCCTAATACACTAACGGCATATCCAACTACTAGTGTAGTTGTATTTTTCCATGTAGGTGCAGCAGTATTGTTAGCTGTTAGCACATATCCTGTTGTTCCTACATCTACAAATCCAGTAGTATTAAGTGCTGTTTGATATAGTAATTTACCTGCTGCACCACCTGCTAAATTAGATGCCGAACTAATACTACCACTAAATGTTCCATATATAGTACCACCTACATATACATCGCTTTTTAAGTAGCTAGTTCCAGTAGAGTAAAAATTACCACCAACATGTAGGTTACCACCAATACCAGTCCCGCCTGCTACCACCAATGCACCAGTAATAGTTGATGATGCTATTGTGCTGGAAGATATATATACGTTAGATATTGTTAGTTTTTTATTTGTTACATTGTATGTAATATTAGAATCAATTCCGGCGCTGTAGTATCCATTACCACCGTTAACCATTGTAAGATATTGATCACCTGTTCTTCCTACCACTGGTAATATTGTTACATAGTTTTGATCGCTTGAAACAGACTTATTAACCATTAATGACGAAGTACTAACCCATGTAGCAGTAGAATTTACGTATTGCAGTAAAGTTCCATTAGCACCCGGTGATATAAATCCAGTTGAACTAGTATTTTGTTGGATTGGAATACTTCCAATTGTTCCGCCAGCTAAATTACTAGCTGTATTAGTATTACCCGAAACACTTCCGCTAGTTCCCTGATTACCGGTTGCACCTTGATTACCAGACCCAATTGTACCTTGAATACCCTGACGTCCTTGGAGACCTTGTGTACCAGTTGCACCTTGCAAACTGGTAGCACCGGTTGCACCTTGATTACCAACACCAGTTGTACCTTGATTACCGTTTGTACCTTGGGTACCAGTGGCACCTTGATTACCATTATTACCATTAGTACCTTGCGAACCAATAGTACCCTGAGTACCCTGGCGACCTTGTGTACCTTGTGGTCCTTGCCGTCCTTGTACACCCTGTGCTCCTTTTTCGGCTAATAATAAGCCTGCTTTTTCTACAGTAAGCGATTGTTCAACACCCCCTGCTGACACGATAAACAATGTATTAACCGTGGGTTGTAGTAGTGGGGTGTTTAAAACTTCAGTTAAGGGGGTTCTTACAGTCATAGTGTGGTATCCATAGTTAATCTATACCTTATTTATTAAATTAGGTAGTTAAAAATAAAATGACAACTAATGTATTGTTGTTATAGTAATTTCATGTAAATCTTTTATTCCAAAAATCTTCATTATTTTTTTAATAGATGTAGGAGGATCTTCTATTAAATTCTCAGGTATAGACATGCTTTTTAGTTCACCATCGGGACCTATTATAAATCCAAAGTCATCGGGCCCAAATTCATCATCATAGTCGTAAATTTCCTCATCATTCATTATTATAAACTCTTTTTATTGTTAGATATTTATGTAGAGGTAAATAATATTAGCATTTAATGCAAAGGAAATTAATCATGTTTAAAAAAATCAAAGAGTTTTTCGTAGGAAAGCCCGCACCCGCACCTGCAGAGCCAATAGACACCTGGGTGACAGCACCATACAAGGTACCGGAACCAGCAGCAATAACACCAATTCCATTTATTGTTACTAACAGTAATCCTGCAGATAATGTACCGGTTGCTGAAGTAGCTGCCCCAGTTGTAGAAACTGTTGTCGAAGCTGCCCCAGTTGTAGAAACTGTTGTTGAAGCCGCACCTGCTAAGAAGCCACGTAAACCACGTACTCCTAAAGTAGAAGTAGTCCAAGAAAAAGCCCCAGCAAAAGCTAAGGCTGTTCCTAAACTAACAGTGGTTAAATCTACTAAAACAAAATCAAAGCAGGTTTAATTCTTTAGCCCGGTTGTGTAATGCAAAACTGGATAAATTTTTACCCTTTGATTCACACATAATATCATGTGTGTTTAAAAAGCTCAATGCCCAATCATTTACTGGTGTATTCCAATAAAAGTCCGAATGGGCACGAAGTTTTTGTTTTTTGTGCCCTAAATTGAGCAATGCATCATAGTCTGGCTTTACAGTAGCAGCATGATTCACGAGATAGTCTTCTCGACTGATACTATAGTGCATGGTAGGTCTAACACCACGCCAACTATCAATCACCCTCTCCACACGGGAGTCAGTGGGTTGAATGTACTCTCCTGTTTTGATCCAATGATGATGCACATCCAAAACTATAGGCACTAGATCGGTAATAGTAAGACAGTCATCCAATCCCCACGAATTTTCTTCATTTTCAATTGTAATACAATTTCTTGCCTCCGCACTTAGACGTTTGTAAGTTTCTCTAAAACCTTCAGGACCTCGTTGACCGCTTATGTGTACATTGATCTTAAAATCTTGAAAGGTCTTTCCATATCCCATCCATCGAACCATGTCGGCGTGATATTCAAATTCTAAAATACTGCGCTCTACAATTCCAGGATTAGCACTTGCCAGTACACAGAACTGCCCAGGATGAAAACTTAGTCTAACACCCAGTCTACGGGCAGCTTCACCCACGGGAGCAAAGATCTTTTCGCAATGGGATTGTACATCAGCCTGTTTCCAAAAAGGAATCCAATTTTCATGTGTATATCCTTGCAGCATTTCACTACCTAATCGCACCATACGCAAGTTCGGTGCCAAGCTACCTACTCGCTCAACCATGTTGAGTGCTGCGGTTGCGTTATGGTTCATAATATCCCACTGACGCTGTTCAGCTTCTGCTGGGTGCTCACGTAACCATCGCATGGTAGTGCTACGTCCGTTCAATGCACGATCCACCGCATTCACTTTCATACCACCACATTCGCTAGGGTCATTTAACCACTTGCAGGCAAAGCCTATACGTTTAATCATTTTTCAACTTTTGATAAGGACCATGAACCGTCTTCGTTGTCTTTCCAATCCAGCGTGTCGCCTTCTTTCCAACCTTGTTGATCCAGAAAGTCTTGCGGCAGTGGCATTACAAGATCGCCACTGCCGTCATCTGCTTCTTCTAGTGTAACTGTCCAAGATGTTTTAGGTTCATTCATTTCTTACTCCTGATCATGTTGATAACTTCTACTGCTTGTGAAAATTCACCAGCACCTAACTTCTGTTCAACTTCTTCTTCAAATGTTGCAGTTAAATCAACATAAACAAATTCATTAGAATATGGATACGGTTGCGTCCATGAAATTGTGTATGATAGTATTTTGTCGTTGTTCATATTACCACTCCTTAGTAAGTGCGTGATACACTAGAAATTGTTTAAAAGCACGATACACTGCTAGCCCTTCTTCCTCATCTACCGGAACTTTTTTTTCCCTAACATAGAAACCGTCTTCTGTAATTTTAAGCATTTCGGAAGAACCACCGTGGAATACAATATTATTCCCAGGAGGTGAAGTTATGGACAGAACTGGATCTGGTAGTGCAGAGTCTTGGATAATGTATTGTGTCATGTGTATATTTTACACTACTTTGCGGAAATAGTCAAGGAATTTTATGATACCAACCTGTTAGAATATACTTGTTTTGAGAATATACTGGATTACCTCGATGTATATGCGTTGATCCAGCGGGCCATATTACAATAGTACCTGCTTTTGGTTTCACTCGTTTATGTTGGTATAAAAATTCTGTTTCGGCTTCATTATCGGGCATATCATTTAAGTAGATCATCCAGACCAATTCTCTAGAATAAGAATCTTCTCCAGCATTGGTTTCACAATGCCATACATGGTATCCGCCCATTGGCATTGTTCTTTGAAGTTTAAATTCGTACCTATTGTTTAATGTTAATGCTTTGAGTTGACCAAATTCTTCAATGTATTCTAATAATGCACTATGTAAATAATCTAAAAACGTATTACATAATTCAAATTGTTGATACAGTTTATCTCCAAGGAATATTGCAATATCCTTCCTTCCTAAATTTGTATCAGTAAACTGTTTGTTATTATTAATGATAGACTCTTTATACTCGGGCGTAGTAATAATTTGTTCAAAGGTTTCTATGGCTTTTGTGCAAATATTCTTTGGTACAGTATTTTCCCAAATTCTAATAAAGTCTTCCATTGCAGTTACGTCTTAAAATATTCAATAGTTTTAATCAATCCTTGTTCTAAATTAATCTTAGGTTCCCATCCTAATATTATTTTAGCACGATCTATATTTGGTTTTCGTTGTGTTGGATCATCCTTAGGCAAGTCCATATGAACAATCTTACTGTTACTACCGGTAAGTTGTATTACCTTTTCAGCTAATTCCAACATAGTAAACTCCCCAGGATTACCAATATTAACAGGACCAGTTACTTGATCGTCAGTATCCATAAGTGCCATCATTCCGTCTAACAAATCATCAACGTAGCAGAAACTGCGTGTTTGAAGTCCAGTACCATATATAGTAATATCAGTTCCTTTTAATGCCTGAACAATAAAATTACTAACAACTCTGCCGTCATTTTCTGACATTTTTGGACCATAAGTGTTAAAAATACGCATAATTTTAATGCGTACATTATGTACACGATTATAGTCTATAAACAATGTTTCTGCTGCACGTTTACCTTCGTCGTAGCAACTACGAATACCAATTGGGTTTACATGTCCCCAATATTCTTCTGGTTGTGGATGCACAACTGGATCACCATAAACTTCACTGGTACTGGCCTGTAAGATTTTTGCACCAGTACGTTTAGCCAATCCTAACATATTAACGGCACCAATCACTGATGTTTTTATAGTTTGAATTGGATCTAGTTGATAGTAATAGGGACTTGCTGGACAAGCCAAATTATAAATCTCGTCCACTTCAACATATAAAGGCAAGCAGATGTCTTGTCTAATAACTTCAAAGTTTTTATTATCTAGCAGGTGCTTGATATTCTTTTTGCTACCTGTAAAATAATTATCGACACAAAGTACATGATGCCCTTGTGTTACTAGCCTATCGCATAAATGACTTCCGAGAAATCCTGCACCACCGGTTACTAATATTTTTTTCATTTAATTTTCTTTTAATCAAAGAAGAACATTTGCCACAGTCTAGCATTTTCTGGTTTATAACCAAAATATCCCAACGGAGAATGTAAATATCCAGCGTTAAAAATTACCAACCTGTTATAAACATTGCCGATACTATCTACTGGTTCAAATATAGTTTTATCTAAATTCTGGGCACCGTCGCCCCTAAATGCTGCCATAATGCCTTCTTGGCTGTTGTGAAAAACTTTTGTACCTCTTAGTGCAAAGGATCCTGTGCCGGTTTCTAATGGCGCATCAGGAGTTAGATAAATCATAGCACCCCACTGTTGGGCATCACAGTGATATACTAATGGTTCGCCTTCCATGCTATATTGAAATCTACCATTCATGCCATGTTCTTCCCATACTGTAATTTTTCTACCCATAATTTTTTCAAATTCTTCTTTCAAGCCCGGAAATAAGAATTGTTCAAATGTTCTTCGTCCTATATATCCTCGACCAAGACCGCCTTGATGATATTCTTGTTTTAATGCAAGTTCTCTTATGGAATCAGGATCAGTATAAAAATTATCAACTACCCATATTCCATTTCTGTAATTAGAATTTATTGAAGCAGGAGTAGATTGAGAAATTGTTAACTTTTTAATTTCTGTTACTACAGTTGGTACAGATTGATCAATTGTTAATTTGCCTTGTTCAATTTTAATTTTAGTAGAGTTATTGTTAGAATTTAACATATATGATTTAGCTGAGGTTGTAACGTCTGTTACACTTCTCATCTTTTTTATTATTTCAGGATCTATCAAATCTGGATGTACCCACCAATCTTCAAAATTACTAATTCCATCGGGAGATATATCATTTACAATTAATTCATATCCTAAATTTTTTAAATAGTTTCTTGATTTTTCACGATATGACTTAGTAACATCTACATAGTAATCATGTTCGTATGTAATTACCGCAAATTTATATTTACTAAATGGTATAGTAAGCAATGCTTCAAATGTATGTCTTGCTGGTTCGATATCAAGCTGAAGATAATCTATATTAGTACCCTTGAAATGTTTGTTTAATAGATCATCGTAATTTACTTTTAATGCATCTTCACATAACATCACTGTATTTTTTCTTGCGGCCATGTATTCATTTGCAAACTCTTGCTTAAACTCAATTGACACACCTTTCCACCCAAACTGTTCTTCTAACAATGCGGTATTGTTTCCATGATAAGGTCTTGCACCGCCAATTTCTAAAAATGTTCCATTTTGTTTTCCATTCAACATGGACAAGATAAACATATCCTGATAAACCTGCGAATAATTGTTACTGATAGTATCTGATAAGTTGAATTTAAATTTTAAGTTACTATACTGTGATTTATCGTACATGGTAAATGCCTGTGATTCTGGGCCCGATCCAAGTCTAGTAATATTATCTTCAACTGAATTTTGATAAATTTGAGTCATTTCATCCCAATGAACATTTACCAACTCTTGAAATAACTGACGAGCCTCCATGTTTCTACCCCACCACCAAGAAGAAACTGCTTTTTCAAAAATTATTCCATACTTGCCAGGATAATTAATTGACGATTTCAACGGAGGCAAATTAAAATCACATACGGTTAATGCAATACAAGTTAATGTATAACACTCCGAATACTCTTTATAAGTTTCATTATATCTACTCAATAGAAAATATGCTTCGGGACGAGTAGGTAATAAATTAATTGCTTGTTGTAACAAGCCTTTTACTGTATAATTTCTATTTTTTTGCCTATCAAAGCAATCTGCCATTTTGATAAAACACTCATATGCTAGTGTATCGTCAGAAGTTAGCTCTGCCGCTTTTAAATAAAAAGAAATTGCTGCACTAGTTTGATTTTGAAAATCATATTCTAATGCCAGGTGATAGCTGTTTGATCCGTCGTTAGGATTTTTAATGTAATTGTATAATTGTTCAATCATTTATCATCTTGTTTATTAAATTTTTTGGAATACGAATAATAAATGCTGCATTATCTTGAAATCCAAAAGTAATTAACACATTATCACGATATTCTGTCATGCCACATGCGAATTCAATTTTGGCATCCATAAAAGAAAATAGTTCTGAAAATTTTCTATTTTTAAAGTCTTTATCCCAGTAGGTAAATCTGTGACGATAAGTACCATCTTTTCTTCCAGCTTCACTGGTATAAAGATCAGTTTCGTGATTAAGAGTAAGATATCCGTTGCCCCACGAAATTACTTGAGAGCCGCCTCTTAAATCTGAAGGCATTGGAGTGTATTCCCCTAGAAAAACAGTTTCACATGTTAGTTTTTCTACATCTACTTTTACAACTTCAGTTGAATTTGTCCATTTTACAAAATGAAATGGTTTATCTAAAATTGGCATCCAATTTTTTTCACAATACGAATCATTTTTGCCAGGTGCAGGAATACGAGATCTTGATACTTCTATAACATTTGAGTTTGAAAATATAATTTCAGACAGTTCCATTCTACCTTCACCGTGTGTAGTAGTATCTCTACGAACTCCACAAAGATAAAATTTATTATTCCAATTTACCAATCTAGCATCTTCAAGTCCTACAAATTCCCAAAGTGGTGGTTTATCAAATTTAGAAGTATCTACCCTATGATATGATTCTATCTCTAAGGTATTATTATTTAATTTACAAATATAATTAACGGTAGTAAGAGTTATATCATTTTCGGGATTAAGATAAACTAACGGTCCCCATTGGTGTTCGTATTTGTTTAGTTCAGCGTGATATAAAGTATATTGTATATGTCGCAGATTTACTATTATTTCATCATTGACTACTAATATTGATGGATTGGTTAGGCCTGTGCCGTTGGTTAGTGTTGCAGGAATTGTTAACGGATGTATGCTACCTCCGGCATCAATTACAATAGATGCAAAATTTTTATTAATCATTTGATTTTAGGTTGAATGATATCGTATTGTTTGTACAACCAATTAATAAATTGTTCAACAGACAAGTTTGGGCTTACTTCCTTTGCATATACCTTATATGCAATTGTTACTCTTTCTAACCATTCTTTATCAATCATAAATTGTAGACCATTTCTTAAGTTTTTCAATTTTTGCCCGTTTAGCTACTTCCAAAGTAATTGATGATACAATGCCCATTTCTCGCATAATATCAACCATAGCTAACAAGTCACCGAGTTCTTCTTCTAGGTGCTCTCTATTAGTTAGTGGTTTGCCAGGTTTGTAATTGTCAATTCCGAATCGACTACATTTACTAACTGCTTGGATTACCTCTGCACATTCCTCTTGCAAAATATCCATTACTTCTTTTTCTTTATTATTCATTTATTTTACCAGTGATGTATAACGCCTGCTGCAATGAAACAGTTTGTTATTATATAGCATAGCACAATACAAGTGCGAATACAAGCAACACGGTTTGCTTCTACATCCGTGTTGCCTGATTTTTCACCAAGGGCTTTAGCCCACAGACGCCAGAGTTTATTGAAACTCATTGTCCTCACGATGCCCTTGTCGTCCAGCCATATTGCTGTCTGTCTCGCGCACCTCTACCTTACAGCACCAAACACGCTTGGCTTCTTCTGCGCCACAGTTGGGCAAGAAGATGGTGTTTACATATTCATACAAGAAGTCAGCAATGCCTTCGCAGCCTGTCTTTTCTACTTCTGTAATCTTAGCAAGTTTGAGTCTGCCAAGTTCCAACAGGTGTTCACGCATTGGATCATCCTGTGCTACTAGTAAGGTATGATCAAACCATTCTTCAAGTTTTTCTTTGAGAGGTTTTAACCCACCAAAGTCAGTGCACCAGTTTCTAGCATCAAGTGTATCACACTCAAACTGGAAATGAAATGACAAAGCATATCCATGTATCAACCGGCAATGTGAATCTGCCCGCCATTGTCTGTATGCTACTGGTCCGATTTGTTTATAAGTTTTGGTACTAAAGAATTTTTGTGCCATGTGTTTTCTCCATATGTCTGTTTAAATTTTGAGGCGTAATCTGCCGGTTGCAGTCTGTACATTGTACAGTCATTCGCTTGCTTCGTAAAGCATTTTTCATGTTCATTCGAGTTTCTTCACTCCGCTTTTTACCTAAATGCGAGGCAAGTAACTTTTCTGAAATTGCTTGAGGTCTAGGCCCTTTTGGTTTACGACCAACATTCCATTCCGCAGGGATTAGATCTTTATTGTCAAACAATTTCTCTTGTAATGTGACTGGACAGTGCCCATAAATTTTACCATTTGTTGTTGATCCGCCATCGCCTGATTCAGGAATACAATTGGCCCAGGTCTTATCCTTGACTACATTATACAGATTGCTGTAATACAATCCTGCTTCACTGAGTTCTTCTTTGGTATTGTAATGACCTAACACTGTAGTCGATACGGTATATGTTGGATGAGATTTTAAAATCTTTCTCCAAAATACACCCGATCCTTTATATAAGATATGATTTTTATTGTCCATACACTTACACAAATATTTTACACCGTTTTGATCAATAGTTTTAATCATTAGATAGTAACCCATAACAATCTCCTAAGTCTGTAACATATTTATGCTGGTAGCAGACTTTGGTAGTAATATCTAATATTTCTTTGCCATTATTATTCTCCTATGTTAATTTTAGCATAGGCGGCAGAGTTTGTATACCGGGATGAACGCCGAAGGCCGGTGTAATGATATTTATTATCAGGTGCGACTATCAACAACTTTATCTGCAAGACCAAAATCAACAGCCTCTTGTGCAGACAGAAATGTATCAAACTTCATAGTATCGTACATGTCTTCATATGACTTACCAGCAGTATTGTGACGTACATACAATTCAGTTAGACGTTTGTTAATGCGTACACTTTCTTCAAAGCTACGTTTAGCATCTTCAAACTGCAAGTCTTGAACGTGAACGCTACCACTTGTACCACGTGTACCTGAACTAACACGATGAATCATAGTACGTGACTCTGGAAGTACATAACGCTTATTCTTAGCACCTGCTTGTGCAAGGAACGACCCCATGGACGCTGCCTGTCCCATAACATAGGTTGCTACATTAGGTTTAATAAATTGCATAACATCATAGATGCTTAGACCTGCTGTGACCAATCCGCCAGGGCTATTAATATAAAGATGAATATCCTTCTCACTATCGGCACTCTCCAAATGTAGTAACTGCGCTACTACAATATTTGCACTATGATCATCTACTGGTCCATTTAGGAACACGATGCGCTCATTGAGCAATCGACTAAAAATATCAAACGCTCGTTCGCCTTGACCTGTCTTTTCTACTACCATTGGGATTAGATTATTATACATTAGTTTGATTTTTCGTAAGTTTGATTAAAGATATCTTTTTTGACTACACCGTAGTCGCCTGGACCGTGACGTACTAAAACATCCTCGCCTGGGTTATAGTGTAACTTTTCTCCCCAGCTGGTGTCAACTGTTCCGGCGCGATCAGCTACCTTGGCCATTTTAATGATCTTCTTGGGAGTACATATACCGTCACCCAAATCATCTTTTAGTTTGCTGAATGTTTCTGGACTGACGGGATACTGTTCACCTTTTGGGCCAGTCATAATATAATAGCCTGCTGGATACTTTACTGGTCCTTCTAGTGTTTGAATAGTGCCAGATTCTTTGGCAATCTTGTATTTTTCTTGAGCAGGTCGTTTATAGGCCTGAAATCCATCATTGAACCAATCGTCGTTAATGCCTTCCATTGATTCAACAATGTTAATATATTCTTTAATCATTGATAATCCTTATCTATCTTAATATTAGTCAATCCTGCTACCACCTGGAATTGATCCCAGGCAATTTTTGCAGCTGGATTACGCTGTAACTCACTGTCGGGCAAGCAGGTCTCTAACCAAAACTCACTACGACGATATGGATGTGCTCCGAACTGTCGGGGCTGATGGAACTTACCTTGATTCCATAATGCAATACTAACATCGCGGAACTTGTCTTCGTGTTCTTTATTAGAAAGATTGTAGTTGCTCCATTCGGGAGCACTGAGTCCGCCAAGGCAATATCCTTCCCAGATTCCTCCCCACTGACCATCATCATTGGGATCAAAGTTGGTGCGAGCAACAACAACTAACACATCATCAATATCTACTCGTCCTTCAACAATGTCAAGGACACACCGACTATAGCTCAGGCCTATTTTCATTTTGTTCTTTCTCTTTCTTTTCCATATCGTATTTCTTAACCATACGATAAAGTGGTTCCATCTCTTTTTGGAATACGTGTGGTGCTAATTCTGATGCAGCCTTCATATCCCATGCGCTAGGGTAATGGCGCAATATACCAAGCGCCCGTTGCCTAACCAACTTAGGCACTCTAGGATACACCTTTGACGATTGTAGGTCAGTAAGAAACTGTATAGTCTGCATTACCGCACGGTACCTTTCATCGGGCAATGTCATTTAAGCACCATTTGGTGAACCAAACATAACTTCTGCACGAGCCTTAACACCCACTGGATCACGTTTGTATTCTTCCATCATTTCACGCAATGCGTTATTAATATAGGCATTGAGAGTGATATCTTGTTTATGTGCGTTCAATGCAGCTTCTAGCAAGAGATCGTCTGGGAGATCCAACGAAAGACTCACAGTGGTGTCATAGTCTATGCCTGCAACAATAGCACGAGCCTTTTCTTCAAAATCTTCTTCTTCGTCAAGATTGATCCATAACACAGGATTGCCTAGCTCGTCTTCCCATGCTTCGTCGGCCAGGCCGCGAGCTGTAACTTCTGCATCGTGTTTGTCTTTGTATGCAGGATTAATTAAACGATAGGCACGATTGTGCATATAGTCACAGGCTTCCATACTGTAAACTTCTTGTGTCTCTGTGTCAAATGTGATACATAGGCTATGTCCGTCTTGATGACGCCCATCCCAAGAATCCAACATATAAGCATTAGGTCCAAAGCATGACCATTGATAGTCACTGCCTTCTGTAATGCGGTAGTTGACAATTTCCATAAAAGTTTTAAGTAGCATTTTTTTCTTCCTT